CAGTGAACCCAGATTAAAACATTGGTATAATAAAGGTAAGTTAAGTAAAGAACAGTTAGTAGCGCATGAATACAGGCATAACGTTCTAAGAAACATGGGTTTTGATGCTCGCACTGTCGATCACCATCCTATGATTGAAGCAATGCATAATATTAATCTTACCCCTAAGAAAAATATAGGGATAGGTTCAGACTATGGAGCGTGGCCGCCATCTACTGATGATTACGAAAGAGCATTAAGAGACAGGGCTAGAGAGAACCAATATTTAAATTTGCTAAAAAAGCATGGATATAAATTTTAAAGGAAATGTTAATATGGCTGATCGCATCAAGTACAAGAAAAAATATAAGGAATCTGTATCACCTCTAGGTATTGGCGATCCTTTGTTGGGTGCCGGTCTTAATGCGGGAGGGGGTAGGTCTGCTAGATCAAAACTTGCTTATCAGAAAAGTAGGACTAAAACAAGAGTTGAAAGAAGTATGGAGCAAGACGAATATGATTATGAAATGTCTGAAGCGGCAAGAGAAATGGGTAGAATGGGTGATTCATTAACAGGGTCAATGGCTAGTTCTATTAAAAGCAGGGCGGAAAGAAAAAATTACAGCAAAGCAGGTGGCGGTGTTTTGTCTAGAAAAGGGCCATCTAAAAGAAAGAAAATTAAAAAAGTCTCCCTAAAGAAAAAGAGAGCATATTAATTAGTTGCACTTATGAGAACCTTTTAGAATTACTAACACGAATGTATAAACGCCCTCTAAGCAATGTAAGGCTATCTACGCTAATAAGAGGGGTAAGTAGTACCCTACTACTACTCAATAGGAGATCGTTCAATACAGGCCATTACAGAGCCTCTGAGAGCATATTATGACAGACAAGCAGGATAAGTTCATAGAAGAGTATGTCCGTACAGGAAATGCTACCCAGAGTGCCATCTATGCGGGGTATTCCCAGAAGAGTGCCAAGGTACAGGGACACCAGTTAAAGACCAGACTCAGGAATGAGATTGAGGATGCCACCTATAAAGCCTTACAGGATAAAATCCCACAGGCATTGACTTGGGTGACTGACTTAGCAGAGAAGGCAGAGAGTGAATCTGTCAGATTGGGGGCTATTAAGGACATCTTAGATAGAGCCGGTATGAAACCTGTAGAGAAGATTGAAACCACCAACATCGAAACCATGTCAGACGAGGAAATACAAAGGCAAATAGATGCCCTCATCAAACACTGAACTGCTACAACTTCTGCAAGCACAAAAGCAGAGACAGCGGTTTAACAAAATAAACTACTACGATCCCTATCCGTACCAGTTAGACTTCCACAAAACAGGCAACGGTAACTCTCAGCGCCTCCTGATGGCCGCTAACAGAATAGGTAAATCCTACTGTGGGGCGGCTGAAATGTCCTACCACCTCACAGGATTATACCCTGATTGGTGGGAGGGGAGAAGATACGACCAACCTATCACAGCATGGGCGGGTGGTGTATCTAACGAAACTACCAGAGATATCGTACAAGCAGAATTATTGGGTTCCCCCGACGATCTCGAAGCCTTTGGCTCTGGCTCCATTCCTCAGAAATGTATAATAAAAACTGAACGGAAGCCCGGAGTACCAAATGCCAAGTCCGTAGCCCTCATACGGCACATTACAGGCGGGAACTCGGCTTTATACTTCAAAGCCTATGAGATGGGTGTGGACAAGTGGCAAGGCAGGTCAGTAGATGTGGTATGGCTGGACGAGGAACCCAGCAGAGAACTCTACTCACAGGCCGTCACACGAACCCTAGATAGGCGGGGAATGGTCTATATGACCTTTACCCCAGAGCAGGGCATGACTGAAACGGTTGCCAGTTTTATGAACCGTATCCAACTGGGACAATCCCTGTCAAATGCCACATGGGATGATGCCAGTGAGAGTATAACATCCATGAAAGGGGAAAAGGGACACCTTTCAGAGCCGGTTATGCAACAGATTCTCAGTGCATACTCCCCACATGAAAGGGAGATGAGGAGATATGGTAGACCCTCTATCGGTTCCGGCCTGATCTTCCCTGTTAGTGAAGATGAATTAATGATTGATCCTATATCAATCGAAGAACACTGGCCCAGAATTGCGGCTATTGACTTTGGTTGGGATCACCCTACAGCAGTTGTATGGTGTGCTGTAGATAATGAAACCGATACTTTTTATGTCTATGACTGTTATAGAGCATCGAAGGCTAGTCCGGCTGTTCACGCTGAAATCATTAAGCAAAGGCCGCGCTTCATCCCTATTGCCTACCCACATGACGGAAACCGCAGGGATAGTATGGGGAATCCGGGTCTAGCCGACCAGTATAGAAGTCATGGGTGTAATTTCCTCCTAGAACACTTCACAAACCCACCCGCATTAGGCCAGACAAAAGGCTCTAACTCTATTGAAGAGGGTCTAATGGCTATGATACAGTACATGGAGGACGGCAGATTCAAGGTATTCAACACCTTGGGCGACTGGTTTGAAGAGTTTAGGATGTATCACAGGAAACAAGGGAAGGTGGTAGCCCTAAGGGATGACCTTATGAGTGCCACCCGATACGCATTTCAGTCACAAAGACACGCAATAGCGGGGTCTGACCCAACTTGGACTAATGAAATAACCTATAGGAATTACGGAATTGTCTGATACAGAACAAGAATTAATGTCACGCATCCATCAGGAGATCACTGATTCTCTTGGATACGATGGCGAAATCTCTATTCAAAGAGAAGAGGCTATCAAGTATTATTACGCCCTTCCCTTTGGTAATGAGGTTGATGGTCGTAGTCAATACGTTGATTCTACGGTACAAGACACAATCGAATGGATTAAACCCTCACTTATGAGGGTGTTTGCGTCTGGTGATGAGATGGTGAAGTTCACCCCTCATGGCCCTGAAGATGTGCAGGCCGCAGAGCAGGCCACTGATTACGTTAATTACGTTTTCACAAAAGACAATCCCGGTTGGGAAATCCTCTATTCGTGGTTCCATGATGCCCTCCTCCAGAAGAATGGTATCGTAAAGGTATGGTGGGATGAATACCCTGAGACTCAGCGTGAAGAGTATCGCGGCCTTACGGATATGGAGTTTGAAGTCCTCACTGCAAACAAAGCCGTAGAAGTTATTGAGCATGAGGAATACTACGAAGATGTAACCTACCATAACATAGTTATCCACAGAGGGGATTACAACGGAAAGATCAAGATTGAGAATGTTCCGCCTGATGAATTCCTGATCTCAAGAGAGGCTAAGGGTATTCAGGACGCTAGGTTTGTCTGCCACCGTGTACGAAAGACCGTATCCGAACTCCGAGAGATGTATGGAGATGATTGGGATGTTGGGGAGTTGGGTGCAGGATACAATGCCGAAATGTATAATGCAGAACGCCTTGCACGTTACGAGTTTGATGACTCTAACCAGTGGAGTTCCGGCCTAAACGAGACAGGAGAAGAAGCCCTCAGAGAATACTGGCTACATGAATCCTTTATCAAAACAGACTACGATGATGATGGTATTGCTGAACTCAGGAAGGTATGCAGTGTAGGAGATTATATCTTCTCTAACGAGGAAGTAGACAAGACTCCGTTTGTATCCATCACTCCGTTAAAGATTCCCCATAAGTTCTTTGGTATGTCTGTCGCTGATCTTGTGATGGACTTACAGTTAATCAAGAGTACGCTGATGCGTAACCTGATGGACAATGCCTATAACCAGAACTTTGGTAGATACGCAGTCCTTGAAGGTCAAGCGAATCTGGATGACCTCCTAACCCAGCGTCCGGGCGGTGTGGTACGAGTTAAATCTCCCAACGCCGTTATGCCGTTGGCTACTCCTCCCTTACAGCCGGAATCCTTCCAGATGCTAGGCTACCTTGATGACGTAAGGGAATCAAGAACTGGAGTAAACAAGAACACTCAAGGGCTTAATGCAGATGCCCTGACAAGCCACACAACGGCCACAGCGGTCAATGCTGTAATGAGTAATGCCCAGAGCAGGGTAGAGTTGATTGCTCGACAGTTTGCTGAGACAGGCGTTAAGGAACTAATGCGTTGCATCTACGAACTCCTCCTGAAGAATCAGGACAAAGAGAGAGTGGTCATGCTGAGAAACCAGTGGGTTCCAGTACGTCCTGATATGTGGAACGACAAGATGGACTGTACTGTTTCTGTTGCGTTGGGTAACGGATCGAAAGATCAGCAGATGGCTCATCTGTCACAGATGTTACAGTTTGCAGGACAGGCCATGCAGGGTGGACTACCTATCGTAACTCCACAGAATATGTACAATCTAGGCGCGGCCTTGGTTAAGGCTATGGGATATCAGAATGTAGATGACTACCTGACCCCTCCGCCTCCCCCGCAACCTAATCAGCCTACCCCAGAACAGCAGAACGCTATGATGGAACAGCAGATTAAGATGAAAGAGTTGGAAATTAAACAGGGTGACTTACAAGTTAAGATGATGAAAGTCCAACAGGACGCAGAGGAAGCCGCTATAGATGCACAACTTAAAGCCGAAGAACTGGCCCTTGAACGAGAACAGAAGAGGGCCGTAGCAATAGGAGCAACATGAGCGATGACTTACGGGAGAGAAGGGCAAGAAACCTCCTCCAAGACGAATTATTCGTAGAAGCGCTAGATACTTTAGAGAAAGATTTAACAGACACTTGGACTCATACAGGTGTTGATGATATTGAAGCCAGAGAACAATGCTGGCTTTCCCTCAGACTCTTGGAGCGGATACGCCTTCATCTAACCAGTATTGTTGAAACTGGAGAGATGGCGAAGAAGATTCAAGAATATCACATATAAGGAGAATTTAAAATGGCGGATACGCAACAAGCCCCGCATTCGGCTACCCAGCCGACCCCCGCGCTTGAGGGTAGTATGTTAGAAGCGCAAGAGGCAATACTTGGTTTACTGGAACCTGAAAAGGAAACTCCAGAAACAGAGGAAGCCGCACCTGAAGAAGTTGAGGAGTCTACTGAGGAAACTCAAGACGAATCATCTGAAGAGGTTTCTGAGGAGGAAGAAGAAGATGAGTCAGAAGACAAATCTGAAGAAGAATCCGAAGAAGAGCCAGACGAAGACGAGGAAGAAGAGGAACCTGATATCTATACCGTCAGAGTTGACGGAGAAGATGTTGAGGTAAGCCTTGACGAACTCGTTAAAGGGTATTCCCGACAGTCTGACTATACAAGGAAAACTCAGGAAATTGCAGAACAACGCAAGCAGGCTGAAGCCGTAATGCAACAGGCCCAGCATGAAGTATATCAGACTCAGCAATTCCGACAGCAGTACATTGATGCCGCATCAGCCGCTGTACAGCAGCAATACGGCAGGTTGCAAGAATTAGATCACAATACAGATTGGGATCGACTCAAATTAGAAGATAGGGAAGAGTATCTAACCCTAAAAGCGGAGAAATCTGACCTTGAATCTTCTATGGCACAGGAGCAACACCGTATTGAGCAAGCGCAAGAACAAGCGCAACATGAGCAACGGCAGGCTTTAGAGCAAGTAGCAATCCAAGAGCGAGAGAAGTTGGAAGCCATTATACCTGAATGGAGAAATCCTGAATTCAGGCAAAAGGTAGGCCAAGACTTAACTGAGTTTGGGTTGTCACAAGGCTTTACCGAACTAGAGTTAAAACAACTTGTTGACCATCGTTCTTTACTTATCTTAATGCAGGCTAAAGCATTTCAAGAAATGCAGAAAGCCCAACAGTCTACCAAGGCAAAGAAAACTAAAAGAAAGCCTAAAATGGTTTCTTCTGGTACAGGCAAAAAGAAAGGTGAAGATAAAAAATCAAAACGTACTGCACAGATGAAGCGTCTCCAACAGACAGGTCATGTTGATGACTCAGTTAGTCTGTTTGAGGATTTTGTAGACATTTAACTAAAGGAGGAAAACGCTATGGGCGTTCCAACGGATACTAGGGAAACCTTTAGTGCTATCGGCATTAGAGAAGACCTAAGTAATATTATATACAATTTAAGCCCTATGGATACGCCGTTTCTAAACGGTGTAGGTAAGGGTTCATGTGACAACACGACCTTTGAATGGCAGACAGATGAGTTAAAGACAACCTCTGCTAACAGGCAGATAGAAGGCAATGACTATTCCAATACTGCCGCAACAGAGCCGAGGCGTTTGAGCAATTATACTCAAATATCAGCCACGCAGGTGCAAACCAGTGGCACGGCAGAAGCGGTGGATTTTGCTGGCCGCAAGTCATCTCAGGCTTACCAGTTAGCCAAACGCGCAAAAGAAATGAAGCGTGATATGGAAACTATGCTGCTTGACGGTACGGCTAAGGTTGCGGGTTCTTCTGGTACTGCCAGAGAGAGTGCGTCTTTCTGTACTTGGATTGGTACTAGCAGCACTTCGACATCTCCAATCATAGCCGCATCTACTGGCGCGGGTCTTGCTAACAGTGGTAGTTCAACCTATCCAGATGGCACGACAAGTGCTGGCTCTGGTGGGGCAAGCACGACCATGACCCTTGCTATGGTAAACGAATGCGCTTCCCGTATCTGGGACTTGGGCGGTACACCTGACATAATGATGTGTACTGGCACCATTAAAGGAACTATTAGTTCTAGTTCTGTTGGTGGTGGCGTTGTTGCAGCGCCCCGTGGAGATATCAAGGGCAAAGACTCGATCACTGCTGTGAATTCAGTAGATGTTCTGGTTACTGACTTTGGTACATTCAAGGTTGTACCCAATCGCTTTATGCCGTCAGGGCAGTGCGATTTAATTGATTACGATCTGTGGTCTGTTGACTATCTACGTCCTTTCCGTACTGAAACTCTCGCCAAATCTGGTGATAGTGTGAAGCAACTTTTGATTGCTGAGTATGGTTTACGAGCGAAGAATGGTCTTGGCAACGGTCAGATCAAGAGCGCGAAGTAAGAACAGGTTTAGCCCCCTTCGGGGGGCTTTATCCTTAAAGGAGCAAGTATGGTTTCCAAGAAAGATTTAAAAAAGGCTATAAAGGGCTTAGAGAAGGAAGAGCCTAAAAAGTCTAACAAAAAAAAGCCACCTTCTTTAAAGGAGCGGGTTAACAGAATAGCAGAAGGTAATGACCCAAGGTATCATTTACAATGAAGGGTAATCCAACCCCAGTAACTACGTTTCATTCAAACGCTGATGAAACTGAATTTACTATCAATACCCATCAGGATGTTGGGCCGATTCTGGAAGAGAACAAGACGGCTTATAACAATTATGGAGATAAGTTGACTCCCGGTAAGTCTGGGGAGGGTGTGGTTGTTGCTTCTATTCCAATGAATGTATTGGCGCTATGGATGAAAGAAACAAACGGGGAGATAATGAGAGATCATAAACTTATGCAGAAGTACCTTAACGACCCTGATAACAAATATTTTAGAACTACACCAACGAGGATTTAATTATGTGGTTATACGCATTCGGTGTTGCAGGACGCACACAAAGAAATTATCCAATCTTAAACCAAAACGTATTCTTCTCAGCCCGTAACGTATAATGGCTATTAGCA